TCTCTTCCTGTGGTATTCCTTGACCGCGTCGATGACGATTGCCGTGTTGCTTGTAGGCTCGATGTTTGCCGCCCGCACTTCCCTGATTTCGTCGAAGAGCGGCGTCATTTCGGGCGGAAGTTTAACTCCGATAGTTTCAGCCATTGTTCTTTCCTTGGTTTCTCTATTTCAAAGAATTGGTTTTTGATACAAAGAATATAGTATTTGAAATGAAGAAAGTCAAGAACTTTTTTCTCTTTTTTAAAGAAAAATCATCGCTAAATTGGAGAATTGGTTATTTTTAACGATATGGACGATTTAGAAAACAAATTTTTACAGAAAGTAAACCTGGATTTACTCCAAAAAGAGACCGGAATGGACTTGAAAGAACTTGCAAGCCTAGCCGGAATCGGTCCGAAAGTTATCTACAAGTGGCAATACATGCACAAGGACAGCAGCAGGCCTGATTACAATGCCGTTGTCAGACTGCTTGAAAAGGGCGCCACCGTGGAGACGCTGTTCGGCGTGGAATACAAGGGTCGCTCCGTCCCTGCCGAGGGGTCCGAGAACCCGGATCTCCAGGCGGGCGTGGTGAAGGTCCTTTCGGACATGAATTTCCGCGGGATTATCCGGGAAGAGGTCGAGCAGGCCATAGCCGACATGAAGGCGAAGGGCAAGCTCTAGCCCTGGAATCCGCCGGACTGCCGGGTCGTTTATGCAAGTTTATGCAACCGCATTACAACCGCATTTCGGTTGCTCTGCGGTGGTAATGCAAAACGATGCTCATATCATATCACCTCATTTCATTCCACTTCATATCATTTCATTTCATTCCATACCATATCATTGAGTCAATAACCATTTATCTCCCTTTAACCATCATCGTATTTATGTAAATATCCCTCTACTCAACTCTACGCGAGCCCGCGCGAGAGCCGAGGGGCTTATGGACGGAATTTTGGACCAGGAACTTGACATTTCACCCATTATGGACGATATATTTTACGTACGGACTGGTCTGCACGCACGAAATATTGTTAGATTTATACACGGACAAGCACTCAACCACGAACGGAGACAAACTGCTGTTGACTCAATTCCTAAAGTATTTTTTAGAAACTTTTAGAAAAGGATATGAAAAAATGGCTGATTTTGAAAAAAGAATTGTTTTGGCATCTGGTTTTGGAAATCTCGAGCCCGACGTCGAATCGCTGTTGGATGATGATTTTGTGAGCTCTTTGAGAAAGGAGCCTTTTCAAGGTGTTGAAGACTGTTTTTTGCATTCCGGGAGAATTATCGCCGATAAGGCTAGGGAACTGGTAAATGGATAAAAGTGAAAATATCGTAAATACATCGACGGATTTACAAAAGAAAGACACCCCAAATCCGGAAGTATTCAATAGAGAATCCCCAGAAAGTAAAGAAAAAGGGAAACACAAAATAGCGGCCGTGTCTGCTTATCAAGGCCCCATTCCTACTCCTGAAATGTTCATCGGCTACAAAGACGTAGCGCCTGATATGCCGGACAGGATTATGAAAATGGCAGAGCACGAGGACGAGCGTCAGACGGAAATCGTCAAAATAGAAGGAAGGAAAGTTGACGGAATCCTGGCCATCCAGAAAAGAGGCCAGCTGTTCACTCTCGTAATCATTGTTTTGTTAATCGCTGTCGCTGTGTTTTTTGTCGTTATCGACAAGAATTCCGCGGCGTTGATTGCTGGCATTGTCAGTGTCATTTATGCGCTGAAGGGCTTGTTTATCGGAAAGCCCCCTTCAAAGGCAAAGGATCCGGACGAACAGGAAAAATAGTTCCCGGCATTCTCCGTTCCGTTTTATGCCACTCTATGCCGCTCTGTTCCAGGGGCGGCTTTTTTTGCACATTTCCGCGATACGGGAGCGGACCCGTATCTACGGGAGAGACCCTTCTCATTGCAGGAGGGCTTTTTTTTGCGCGCTTGCACGGATGTCGTGACAACGCGCGCCATTACACGACAACGCACGACAACAAAATGACGTAGTTTGCCGCAGGGCATGTGCACGGGCCGTTTTTGATGGTAAACTTGTACCATGACCACTGCGAAAAAAGACAACAACGCCACCGCTAAGGTGAAGAAGGGCGAGGAACTGCTCGCCGTACTCAAGGAACTGCTGGCCGACGGGGCGAAAATCCTCGAGTCGGTCTCGGCTTTAAACGAACGGCTCGATGCGTTCGAGGAGAAACTCAACAGGGCTCTCCCGCCGAATCCGGGGCGTTTCACGAGGATATAGCCATGGCCCGCCTGGTACTCAACGGCGCCCTCAACAGGGCCGCAGGCGCCGCGGCAGGTACGGGTCCCGTGGCGGCTGCTACAGGGCCTAGGTACGCGTTCATCGCGCACCCCGCGTGCTGCGCTCGGTGCTCCGAGATGGATTCTAGACGCACGGGGCGCCTCTACACCATCGGCGACACCTGGAGGATTTCCCACATCAACTGCCTCTGCTCCACGGTGGAGGTACCTGCCGGTGTCGGGCTCGACCCGAAGAGCGTCATCGGCTTCGCCATGAACCCGGTCGGCGGCATCCTCCGTCGCGGATTCAACTTCGGCCAGAGCCTCGCCCCCGTGAAGCTCACGGCGAACAACTGGGAGAAGACGCTGGGAAAGGCCGCACGCATGGCGGAGCCCACGACGGCAGGCCGCCGCAAGGTTCTCGCCCGCGCCAAGATCACGGCGCAGAGGAAGGGCGCGTACAGGAAGGCGTTCAACAAGGCCGGGGACTCCTGGAACGACGTATTGGCACCGCAGCCCAAACCGAAGAAGGCGAGGCAGCCTGCGGGTGCCGTACGCGTCAGGAAGGCCCGCGCCGAGTCTCCAGTGTTCACGCCTACCGGAAGGGTCTCGAAGTCCTCGAAGGTGGACGTGAAGGCCCTGAAGAGGAAGGCCGCGAACGTGAAGGCCAGGCGCAACGCTTCCAGGGATACGAAGTCGCTGGCACGTCTTTTCGGTGCCACGATAAGGTAAAGATTTCAACACATTGACAGGCGAATCACAGGCGTATGGCTGGCAAGGGTGCAGATAGGGCCACCATGGCCCGCATAGGCAAGAAGACGCGGCTCAAGAAGAACGACCCGCGGTCTAAGGCCATATCCAGAAAGGGTGTCGCCGTACGCAAGGCACAGGCGGAGCTCCGTTCTTCCGACGCCATACTCGAGGCCGACAGGAACGGGACGCTCGCGAACCTATTCAGCAAGATGGTGGAAGCGGCCAACGGCCTGTTCGAGCAGGGCAAGTACGACAGCTTCCTGAAGCATGGCGCCGGCATACTCGAGATGGTAAACGGCAAGCAGATCAACATCAAGGCCGACGCAAACGTGAAGAGGGACATCATCATCAACTTCCGGAGGGCTACGCCGGAAGATGCCAAGTAGCGGACAGGTTCAGTGGCGATGGTACGACCCCGAATGGGAACCGGAGGAGAACGACAGCCCGGAGTATTTCGGTGTCGACGCCCCGATGTCCGGATTCCAGCTCGAATTCCTTGAACGCAACAACGACCCGCTGCTCATCCTGCAGACGGGAGTCGGCGCGGGAAAGACCCGTGTCGCGGCATGGTCCATCGTGCTCAAGATGCTCGACGGGTGGCGAGTCCTCGCCATCGCGCAGAACTCGAAGGCGCTCAAGAATGTCCTTTACCGTGACATAATCAAGATACTGATGACGGTCTTGCCGGACTACAGGCCGGACAGGTACTACAACAAGACCGACGGACACATAGGCATGCCGCCGGAATTCGGCGACGCGTGCTGCGACGGCGGTACCGACGAGAACCCGTCCGGCATCCTCGGGTACACGGAATACGACGGCGTGGTCTTCGACGAGGCCAGCCGAATCTGCCTCGAGATGCGCAACAATGCGGAAGACCGTAACCGCGGCAAGGGCATCGTCCCCTGGACTCGCTACCTTTCCTCCCCCAACATGGAACAGCCCGAGATGTGGTTCGCCGACGAGTGCCAGAAGCACCCGGACTGCGTCATACACGCGACAAGCCTGGACAACGAGTTCACGACCGAGGAATACAAGGCGCGACTGAAGGAACGCTACGTGGAGGGCTCCGACCTGTACAACCAGCAGGTACTCGGGCTCATCGTCGAGGGTGACGGCACCGACGCCGTCTTCCTCCGAGCCGTGCTCCAGAATTCCATGTGTATCCCGTTCAGCGACCGTTTCGCGGCCACGATGTACTGCGCGATAGGGGTAGACTGCGCACGATTCGGCGACGACAACACCGTCATCTGCATAAGGTTCGGCTACTGGTGCGGCGACGCGCTGAAGGTGCTGCACGGCCGCGACTCCTACGAGATTTCCGACGCTATCGACGATTTCTACGTACTGGCGAGGGAGAGGCGGGTAACTGTGAGACGCGAAAACATCGACATGGCCTATGGTTCGGGCGTGGTGGACGTGCGCCGCAGAAAGGGCCACAAGAACGTGAACGAGGTCGGGTTCGGCGACGGTCCAGCCGACAAGGAGCACTACCTGAACGTGCGTGCCGAGCTCTATTTCCGTGGGAAGGCATGGTTCAACGGCGGGGGAATCATCCGTGACGAGAAGCTCGCCGAGGAACTGCGGGCCCAGCGCTACCAGATCGTGAAGGAGGACAAGTTCAAGCTCGTGGACAAGGAAATCATCAAGGATTTCCTGGGACGCTCCCCGGACCGTTCGGACGCGTTCGCGCTCACGTTCTACGGCGGTGGCCCGAAGGCCGACCTGGTGAACGTGTCCGTCGACGAAATCGTGTCAGAACGGACAGGAAACCGGGGAAACGCTCCCCGCAAGCACGTTGGGAAGAAATTTGCAACACGGTAGAGTAAACTAGAGAGGAAAGACTATGGAACAGATGCCGACAATCAACGGAAGGGTCGACGAGACCTGGCTGGACGGTGTTCTCAGGGAGAACGCCATACGGTCCGCAAACCACGCGGAACTTACGCCTGAGTTCGGCGCGGTATGCATCCGTTTTACCGACGCGGTAATGTGCGACGAGAACTTCGGCTTCAAGAACTTCGACAAGATTACGAAGGCCGAAGTATGCAGCATCGTGTACCTGCATGTCTGTAACCAGGCTTCCAGGTACATGCCGTCGCAGTGCACGAAACCGAGCAACTGGATCTACACGCTCGTCAAGAACAAGATGATACAGGCGGTGAACGAGGTATTAAAAAGCGACCAGGTGTCGGAGGCCGTCGCCATCGTTGTAGGGCGCGACACGCTCACGAGGATGGACGGCATCGACAGGAACGCACCGGCGAACAGGGTACTTTCGGAAAAAATTGACGCCCTGCAGGATTTCCGGCTGAACCGGAATGTGAAGGAAAACCTATTCACGCAGGCGTGGCGAGAAAGCTGGTTCCGTCGCGACGGAAGGACTGTCCTCCAGAGGGCGCGCCGCCACAACAGGCTACAAGCGCTAAAGGTCGCCGAACAGGTGCATTTCTCGGAGTCGGAAAGGGACGAAATTTCAAAAATGATACAGGAGCGTAGAAATGGACGAAACTGAAGAACTTGAGGCAGTGGAAGCTGCAGTCGCCGAGATGAGCGATGACGAGCTCCAGGAATACAACGACGACCTCGTCGCCGAGGTGAAGGAATTCATCGAGCGTAATTCCGAGCGCAATTCCGACCAGGTGAAGCGCATCAAGGCCGACCGCGAGTTCGCAGCCGGCCAGCAGTGGGACAAGACGGACCGCACGAACCGCGGCGAGAACCGCATCGAGGAGGAAATCCCCGTTATCGAGAATCCCATCTCGGCGGTGGTGAACCCCATCTCCGCGAAGCCGTTCCGCTCTTCTGCCGAGCCGAAGCCGGAATACAAGGGCCTGTACGGCGAGGCCATCGCGACCCTTAACGAGAAGCTGTCGGACATCCAGGACACTTTCGAGATGCAGGAGGCCCACGACTCGGCCACGTACGACGAGGTGTGCGCCGGGCTCGGTTTCTGCTACGCGACGACCGAGGAAAACGAGGACGGCGAGGTGGTGGTTGGATACCACGCCATCGACGACGTGACGAAGGTCGTGTGGGATGCCGACGCCAAGTCCACGACCATGGCGGACGCGAAGGCTGCGGTCGTCATCGAGCTCATCAAGGAATCCGAGGCCGAGGAACGCTTCGGCACCGACATCTGGGGCGGGAAGCAGCCGCAGAAGACCACGCTCGTGGACCTTGGAGACGATTTCGCCATTCCGGAAGGACTCGTGCCGCTCCTCACCTACTTCCGCGTCGAAGGACACAACTGCGAGTTCCACCGCCTGATAGGAGAGCAGGTAGTCGAATCCGACCTCCTGGAAGGCGTCTCCCGCGTCCCGATTATCGCCTTTATCGGCGAGAAGAAGTGGTTCGGAGACGAGCACGGATTTGCCGGGCTCGTGCACAGGCTCCGCCCTATGCAGCGCCGTGCAAACTACGCCAACAGCCAGATGATGGAACGACTGGACCTCGTGCCGAAAGTCGGCTTCATGGGCCCTGCCGAGGCCATCGACGACTACGAGGACGAATGGGCCGAGGCGAACTATTCCACGGACGCCTACCTGCACTACCGCACGCACGACAAGGAAGGCCGTGAACTCAAGGAGCCGAAGCCGATACAGATGACAGCCCAGGTCGAGGACGTGCAGAATGTCATCAATTCCTCCATCCAGCTGATGCAGTTCGCTTCGGGCATTTCCCCTACCGGAATCGTTGACCAGACCATCCACGACCAGGTGACGGCCACCGAGTTCATGATCCGTACCGAATCGAGCCAGTCCAACGTATCGCACTACCTGAAGCACACGCGGGAATCCGTCAAGGCTTCCGGAAAGGTGCTCGCACAGATGATCATCATGGTGTACGGTCTCGACATTCCCGAAGGGGCCTACGAGATCAAGGTGGACGGCGGCTGCATCGAGCTCACCGAGATGGAAAGGGAGCGCAAGTTCCTCCTCGCCGTGATGCAGTTCGTACCGGAGGAAATGAAGGGCGTACTCGCCATAGGCCTGATGAATACCCTCGAATTCAAGCAGGCTCCCATACTCGCGCAGATGATGGTGAAGCTCCTGCCCCCCGCAGTGCAGGAAGCGTTCCTCGGCGGCGACCCAAAGGCGGCCCTCGCGGCGGCACAGCAGCAGCTTGTACAGGTTCAGCAACAGAACCAGCAGCTGTTGCAGCAGGTGCAGCAGCTCACCATCGAGTCCCAGCAGCTCCAGTTGCGTTCAAAGAGCGACCTCGCCATCAAGCAGATCGACGCCCAGACACAGCTGCAGAAGCAGAAGATGGCGAACGACAATGCCATTCTCCTCAAGCAGATGGAACTCCAGGCGAATGCCCAGAAGGAGCAGTTCAACGCCCAGGCGGATGCTGCCGCGCAGGACAAGGAAATCGTGGCGAAGGCGCAGGCCGACGCTGCGAAGGCCGAGCAGGACCTGAACGCCGAAGTGGCGAAGGCCACGGTGAACGCGAAGCTCGATATCGAGAAGAAACAGGCCGAGAAGGCCGCGGAAGCGTTGACGGCACCCGCCGTGGTTGCGCCACCGGACACTCCCGTGATGTAATTCCCCGACAAGGAAAACTGCCGATCCGTCCCCGTAAGGAGGGGGCGGATTTTTTTCGTAAAAAATCCGGTTTTTGCAACACCTTCCAATACACTACCCATTGAGGGCGATTTTGCCCGTATGACGTGGCGACGGTGAACGCGAAGGAACACATGAGCGAAGAAAACATCTTTGGAAACACTGCGGAAAAGTCCGGCGCAGGCAAAACCCCGGATTTCACGGTAACAACCGATGGTCCGAACGGGCCGGAGGACAAGGCCGCCAACGTGGACGGCTCAGGCAACGACAAGCCGAGACAGACAGGTCACGAAGACAGGGACCCCGAATACACCAGGTCCTTCAAGGAACGCGTGGACAGAATCCGCCGTAACGAGAAGGCGAGATTCGAGGCAGAACTGAGGAAACGTGACGAGGCCTGGGAGAAACGGTTCAAGGAATTCGAGGCCCGCTTCGGCGGAGACAAGCCCAAGTCCCTGAAGCGCGAAGATTTCAAGACGGACGAGGAATTCGCGGCTGCGAAGCGCGATGCCGCCATCGACGAAATCATGAAGCGCATGGAAGAACGCGCCAACGCGAAGGCAAAACAGGACGACGAAGCAAAAGCCGGCCAGGCCGAAGCGGAAGAAGTCCAGCGCAAGTTCGCGAAGAAGTTCCAGGAAAGCATGCAGCGCACGCTCTCCCAGGAACAGCAGCGGGCGGTAATCTCGGTCGTGAACGACGAGGACAGCGCCATCAACACGTTCCTCCAGACCAATGAAGGCTCCACGTTGCAGAAATGGCTCTTCGAAGACTGCGACATCCCCGCGGACGTAATCCTCTACCTGGAAAGCAACGCGGAAAAGATGGAACGGCTCGGGTCGCTCTCGCCAAGAAAGCAGATGGAACAGCTCGACATACTCGAGCGCTACCTCGCCAAGGCAGGAGCGGCTGCCCGCAAGAAGGGCCAGGACGGAAATCCCGGGAACCCCGACGGCAACCCCGACGACACGGACGGCAGAAAGCCTCCTGTCATCGGACAGTTCGGAGGCTCCAGCCGCGCGATTACCGAATTCTCGAAACTCTCCGACCAGGAAAGGGTATCGAGACTCATCAAGGCGATGCGCAGCCGATAAGAAGACTTTAACAAAGGACCAAGACAATGGCTAACAAACTTACCGTACAGTCCCTGAACGACAAGTTCACCGCTGCCGTGCTCGACAGCTCCAACTTCATCAAGGAATCTAAGAACTACGCGAAGGACCTCTTCAAGAAGGGTTCCCGCTCCGGCACCCGCGCCACGCTCTATTTCGACGGCATGGGCGAAACCGCCGTCAACGATGACGTCGAGAGCGAAAACGCCATGAGCGTCGCCAACATGAACGGCGACGTCAAGCAATACGGCGTGCCGCTCGTGGTCGGCAACGCCAAGGGCAAGGTCAGCTGGACCGTTGTCGAGGAACGCTTCAAGATGGGTACCGTCGATGAAGACCTCGTGAAGCCGACCGCCAACTCCATGGCCGAAAAACTCGTGCGCCAGGTCATCGACAACTCGTACCTGCGCTCCACCGGCGTGGTCGTTGCAGCAAAGGACGAAGCCACCGGTAACTCCGGCAATTTCCTCGCGCTCGCATCCGCACTCGCATCCCTGCGCAAGATGCGCACCGGCATGACCCTCGTGGGCCATCTCGATTCCGACACGATGGGCTACCTTTCCTCCCTGCCCGTCACCGCGGGCGTGGGTCACTTCGACGCCACCTCCGAAAAGCTCAAGGAACTCTATGGCGATGCCGCCATCGGCACGTTCCACCGTTGCCCCTTTATCGACGAACCGTTCATGTCGGTCGTCGAGACCGGTGACGATCCCGGTGCAAACTGCGCGGTCGCCGAAGACCTGGAACAGGATGCCATCCCCGATGCGTCCGACACCTGCACCCTTGTCATCGACGGAATCGCCGAAGGCGTCGATGTCATCAAGAAGGGTTCCGCATTCACCATCGAAGGCGTCAACCGCTGCACCGGTGCAGGCACCCCGCTCGTCAACTCCCCGTACGCGTTCGTCGTGCAGGAAGATGCCGAAGTCGCCGATGGCGAAGCCGAACTCAAGATTCTGCCGGTGTACTTTACTGGCGCTGGCTACATTCCGACCGTGTCCGTGGCCAAGATTGCCGAGGATGCGGCCATCACGTGGCTCACCGGAGCCGAAAAGAAGTACGCAGTCGGCATCGTCCGCGCACGCGAGGCCCTCAACTGGACCCCGATCGAAATGCTGGACATCAAGGGTTGCGAAAACGGCTCGACCACCGTGCCTACGATGTCGTTCCACACCGCATTCGACGGCGACTTCAACGAAGCCTCCAACGACGGACGTCTCGACACCCTCTTCTGCGGCAAGATTGTCGACCCGCGTCTCGTGCGCACCGTGTACTGGGAACTCTAGTAACGGATTTGTCTCTTCGCAGACGTTCCGGGCTGGTTGGCTTTGGCCAGCCGGCCCTTTTATTTAAGGAGACGAAATGTCAAAATCAATCCGCAAGATTGTCGGCGAGGCCTACCAGTTCATCGGGCTCGCACCGAACGGAATCCTACATGACGGCCAGGTGAGCGAGGGCGTGAACTTCGCAAACGAGGTCATCCGCAAGTACAACGAGTCCAGCCTCTTCCCGTTCACATTCGCTACAATGGACGCAGTCGTCAAGGGCGGGAAACTGACGATAACGAAGGATGCCGAGGAAGGGTGCGTCCAGGGCGACGTACCTGTCGGTATGGCCGCAGCCTACTGGAAGCATTCCGACACGGATATGGTCGAGCTCCGCGAACTGTCCTACCCCGACATCTTCCGAATGCGGAATCCGTCCACGTCTCCGGAATGGTTTTCGCTCGTCGTCGAGGACGACAACCGGGCCACGCTGCACTTTGACGCGCTTGGCACGTTCCGCGCGTTCCTGGTGTACCCGAAGAAGCTGTCGCGTCTCGAAATCGACGACATGTTCGTCGCTCCGGAAATATACGAGCAGGTCGTAAAGTACGGTGTGGTAGTCCGAGCGGCCACCAAGGCGACATTCGAGGAGACGGTAATCGCCGATTACAAGAACCTCCTCGACGACGCCGTTCGCGCAATCACGGACAGCAACGCGAGCAAACGCCCCGTAAAGCGGAAACTCCGCAGGCCTTACGACCGCCACGCCGAATTCAAGAACCCGAGAGTCTGGAGGTAAACGATGCCTTCTGTAATACCAGTACCCGGATTTCTCGGCGGGTCCTCGAAATCCGACGTCATGATGGATTCGCCCGAGGAACTGCTCAACATGTTCGTAGAGAAGAAGGAAGTCGCGGAACCACGTGGATATACGCAGAAAGTATTGCGTTCTGTCGAAGGAGAAAGGGCCGTACTCACATTTCCCTTTGAAACGCGTATCGGCTGCAGAGGGCTATTCACGGCCTCCGACGGCACAATGTTCGCGGCATTCGACGCATCGATCTACAGAATCACTCGAAATGACAACGGCATTCTCGAGAAGACCCTGATTTCCGCGGTAACCAGCAGGCCGTCCCAGGTCGTCTTCGCTGAAACCGGCGGAATCGACTCGCATGTCGTATGGGTCGACGGCAACTCGTTTCTGTACGCCTACTCGCTCAAGAACAGAGAGTACAGGCAGTTCAAGACGCCGCTTCGCGTGTACAAGTCGGCGGACAGCACCGACATCGGCGAGGAATACTCGACGCCGACTCATGTCGTGTGCATCGCGGGCGTCATCTGCATCAACGACAGCGAGAACGACACCTGGTACTACACCGACCCGTACGTGCTCGGCGGAACAGGCGACGAACGCGAGATTTACAAGCTCGTAAACGGCCAGGTACAGTACGAGAACGACGGCGTGACCGTTCAGACCGAAACGGTCAACATCGCAGCCGAAGCCGACAACGGCGTCAGCTACCTGTGGCTCGACCGATACAGCCTCCCGAAATTCCAGACGGCGGAATACGTGGCCGACCGCATCACGGCCATGGTGCTCTGCAACGACCGAATCTACTGCTTCGGCACGAAGTCGCTGCAGGTCTACACCCCGACAATGACCGAGGACGCCTACGGGAACTCCTACTCCGTGTTCAGTTCCACGGGTAACAATACCCGCGACAACGGCGCGGAAATCGGCGCAACGGTGGCCACACTAGGCGGGAAAGTGTTCTGGCTCGGTTCCAACACCATCGGCGACCACTCCGTATGGGTCTCCGACGGCGGCGCCCCGATCAGGGTGTCGTCAAACAACATCGAGCGCGAATTACGCAGTTTCGGCAACATCTCGGATGCTTACGGTTTCGCCTATGCCTACAACGGACACCAGTTCTACGTGCTGACCGTGCCGGGCGCAGACAGGACCTTCTGTTACGACGTGACGACGCAGGAATGGTTCGACCGCTCGACCCGCGACCCCGTTACGGGCAGGGACCGCTACTGGGCCCCGAGCTTCGCCACGGCGGCTTACGGCGAGATTTTTCTCGGTAGCTATTCTGCGGAATTCCTCATGCAGGTAGACCCCGACAAGTTCACCGACTTCCGTGACAACCCGATAATCAAGCGGCGCACTTCCCCCGTGTTCGTGAAGGACTTCGCACCGTTCAGGCTGGACGCCTTCTGGATGGAATGGAACACCGGCACGACCACGCAGAGCAACCCTGTCGAGAACGGCAACTACGTGTCGGCATTCAATCCTGTGGCCATGCTCGAATGCTCCAACGACGGCGGCAATACCTGGGGTATGGAACGCTGGGCGCACGGAGGCAAGATAGGCCAGTATTTCTGGCGGACGGAATGGCGAGGCGGGTTCCCCTGCGGAGGCTACCAGCTGCCCAGGATGTACGTGCTGAGGCTCACCATCAGCGACCCCGTGAAAGTGGTCATCACGGCCGCGAAGATGCAGATTACGCAGACGAGGAGACCCTGATGCTCACCAGGATAAACCCGAAGAAGGTTTTCGACGATACCGGGAAGGCCGTGACAGAAATCCAGTCCGCCATCGAGGGCGACTGGGGCAGGGAATCGCAGAAGGGGCTCCGCGTGGCGTACCTGGGCAAGTGCACGCTCATGTCTGGCCTTTTCGGAGCCGACGCCACGGCCGTGGAAGTCCCCACCATGCAGGAACGCTACCCGGCGTATTTCCTCGACACTAACGGAAACTCCCGAATGGCCGTCGTGGAACCGGGAAGCAGGTTCGTGAAGAAGCCGGAAGGAATTTCTGGCGGATTCGCGTTTTTTGCAATGGTCTAGGGTAAACTACAAGAGAAACTAAAAAAAGAGGTAAGAAATGGCTGGTGAAGCAATGAGCGGGGCCGCGACCGGGGCCGGGACGGGATTCCTTTTCGGCGGGCCTATCGGTGCCGCTATCGGAGGCGGTGCCGGGCTGCTGCTCGGTGGACTTTTCGGAAACAGCGCCCAGAACAAGCAGTCCGAGGCCATCAACAAGGCGCTCGGCACGCTTGACGATGCAAAAGGCTACATCGAGGGAGCGAAGGCGCAGAACGCGGCCCTTGCGGAGCAGGGGCTCGACCTTGCCGGTTCCCTGTGGGACCCGAACGGCACGCTCGTCGACAACTACAACAAGGCTCTTTCCGGAATGGAGGACCTCCAGGGTTACAACGCCGACAACCTGTTCAGCTACGACAAGACGATCCAGGATTTCTACGACCCTGCATTCCAGCTTTCTGTCGACATGGCCAACGACGCCATCAACAACTCCCAGGCGTTCGGCGGCAACATGTTCTCGAGCGACACTGCGAACAAGCTGGCCGCCAAGAACAACGTGCTCGCGACGCAGATGTACGACGACGCACGCGACGCCATGACTGCGGACAAGGGCCTGGAACAGTCCATCTGGGCGGGCAACGAGTCGGCGAAGCAGGCGGCAGCGAATTCCGCGGCCGACATTGCAGGCATGCGACTCAACGCCTACGGCACCGGAATGAGCAACCTCTCGGAAGCACAGCAGGGCTACCTCGGCCAGCTGATGGGCATCAACAGCGACTACGCGGGCGACATGACGGACTACCTCGGCGCAAAGGCCGGAATGCAGGCACAGGACCCCGGCGAGAACGAGTGGTGGGACATCTTCGACCTTTTCTAAGGAGTAAGTATGGCAAGGACATTCAATGCAGGCATCTGGGGCAATATCGGCGACGCGGTGGCGCGCGACAACATGCTCCGCAGGGAAAGCAACAGGGAAGCCATGGGAGGTCTCCTCGACATGGCCAAGTTCATCGAGAAGGCGAACGCGAACCGCAAGCTGCGCGAGGACTGGCAGAAGTATTTCGACGACAGGAAGGCGGCAGCGGATGCTGCGCTCGCGGAAGAAGCCGCGGCAGCCCGCAGCGATGCCCAGGAGGATCTCGACGCGGAAGAAAACCTCCAACTGCTCGAGGACTTGTATAAAGAAGACAGCAATGTCTTCGGCCTCGAGCAGCCCGAGGATGACATCGACGGCTCCATCTGGGACGGGCCGTTATCGACGGACAACCCCGTGAACAACGTGGTCCGCTTCGGTTTCGACCCCGTGACCGCAGCCGCGGACGCTGAATTCATGCAGGCGTTCGACCCGAATACTGCAACGCCTGAGGATATACGACGCGCACAGGCCATCGTCGGCACAGATGTGGATGGCAAATGGGGCAAGAAATCCCGCGCCGCCTACAACAAGTACATGGGGGTATAACATGGCCGGAATCAACGATCTTATCGACGAATACCTCGGCGTGGCAATTTCCCCCGAGGAAATGCGCGACCTCGCACTCATGCAGGTCAAGGACGCCTCCGTTCAGGACGACGCGGTGCAGAAGGCCGTGGCAAATGCCCAGGGCGTGGAAACACGCAACCGCTCCGCGCTCGAGGAATACCTCCGCATGGCCGACGAACAGGCCGCTGCCGAATCCCAGAGGGCGCTCGAGATGGCCCAGCAGCGCCTGAACGCCATCGACAACAACATGGCGCTCATCAGCACCACCATCGGCGTAGGCAAGGAAGGCAAGCAGAAACTCAAGAGCCTCGAGGCGGAGCGCCAGGCCATCCTGGAGGCATTCCCGCAACTCGGCAAGGCTCAGGAAGGCTCAGTCTCTATGGTGGACGACAACACCTTCGACATCGCGAAGATGCTCGAAAGCAAGGACTACTCCCCGGAAACCATCGCGAAGCTCTTCGAGACGAACGACCGCGATATTTGGGACCAGGCCCTCCGAACTGGCGACCTCGACCTTTACCAGGCGATGCTCGACAGCAAGCTCGGGGCGCTCCCGGAAGGCATGGCCGAAAAGATGCGCTACACCGTCGCAGGCATGCCCGAGACATCGAAGGCTCTGAAACTGAACGACAAGTACGCCCGCCTTCGCGGCATCCTCGGCGAGACGCAGGGCGACCTGAAGAAAAAGGACCGCGACGAAAAGGCCGCGGCGGACAAGGCAAAGAAGAACAAGGAAATAAGCGACGCTACTGCAGTGGGCAAGGCTCTGATAGCAAAGGATGCTACCGGGAACGAGTGGTACTCGCTGACCCAGGCCGAACGGGATAACCTGGTGAAACATATCGATGACTTGCCCGCAGACATCCGCTCGGAAGTGATGATATATGTCAACGCACTGAGGTGATCATGGCAGAAAAAAAGAACGAACTCTTCGAGAATGCGTGGAACCTTTATTCTAGGCCTGTACTTAGGAAAGCCATGCAGGAAAAGCTTCCCTATGTGGCGAAACTCTTTTCCAGTGGCAACAGGGCGCAGGCAGAGCAGGAGTTCAACGCCGCTCTGTTTTCGTCCACATACGGGACAAACCCATTCAAGAACGAGCTCGCATGGGCTGCGGCGGGAACAATTCCTATAAAAAAGGATGTCGTGAATGCCGTAGATGAGAAAGGTGTTTTAAACGACATAACCTCTGGAAAAAATATCTCAATGGATAAAGCCGCAAAGGAATTTTTTGTGGCAAATCCGGAATCAGCCAACGATGCGGAGAATTTTTACGCAAAGGTCGAATCGTTCAAGAAGCAGGGATACACCGACGACGAGTCGAAGATGTACGCCATGCCTGTAGACACGTTCAAGGGATTGAGTAAGGCCATTGACTCTAAGGCGCAGTACAGGTGGGCAGGCAAGGACAACAAGGTACATTCCGTAATCGAAGATTTTCATGACCGTCGTACAACCCCGAAGGAAGACGAAATCGTGACCGGCGACCTGGTAGAAAAACAGGACGCCGACAAGCTGATGCTTGCGAAGATGTTCGGCGGAAATACCAGCGAAGTAGTCGGAGACAACACGAACCTGAATACCCTAGAAGGATATGCCAAGGATTTAGGCTTTGTCGATTCCGATGCGCTTATAGAGTACCTTGCTAAAAGTTACGACCGTAGCAAACGCCTTAAAGAGCAAGAAGACGATGGACTTGCCACATGGGCAGCAAAAGGTTTATTTCTTGACAACGTAAGCAAAAAATGGGACGAAGGAATACCAGCAAGCACTGGCGACGTTTTGCATGATGCCGCGCTTGTCGGTCTTGAAATCACTCCACAGGGGAAAGCGGTTGGTTTAATCGGTCGTGGTGCAAAGGCAGTGCTTCCTAAAACGAAGACGTTGACTTTTCTTGAAAAAACAGCAACAAATCCAACTATAGGGTTTCTTGCGCGAAAAGCCGCTCTACCGACCGAGGCAGCTTTTATTGACGCTTCGTTCAGTGGTAAAGACGATGGCGTAGACCTTGGCGATATAGGGTCGCAGACTTTCGCAAACATGATGTTTGATGCAGCAGCCAATGGAACTATCCGCAGATTAGATCACTCTCTAAGGGGAATCCCGTCAATAGGGACTGGTTCGTTCCTGCTGTCAAACAAGAGCATCGCCAAGGATCTTGAAAAAAGAGCTTATGAAATGGCTCTCGAAAACGAGGCTGCGCAGGCGGCTCATAATTTGATGCTCAGAGTCAATCCTGATTTTAGGGCAAAACCGTCAATAATGTACGGAAAACTTTCAGGATACAAAAATTTCAATAAAAACTTTAATCTTGGTGGAGAATCTTTCAACCGCGTATTCAACGATGCCTGGAATAGCGCAAAACATGCTGGAGCAACAGTTGTCCCTACAGGAACGCCTTCGCTTAAGACAGCTTTAAAGTCCCTTGATTCATACAAAAAAACAGACGACTTCAAAAAGGCTGTCGAGGCTGCCGCATGGGAGAAGGCCGGGTACAAAGAAGGCAACCTCCTGAACGCATTCAGGGACGATCCGTACTCGTTCAATATAGGGCTTGAAAATGCCGATGCAGCAAAACAAGCTACCTTGATGCGGTTATACAACGATTACGCAAGAAAAAAGGAAGGAATGGATAAAGCAAAAGGATTCATGAAGTATGAAGCCGGTCCGTTCCTTCGCAATTACCTGGAGAACCTGTTCAGCGTGAAGAGAATCTATGGTCAAGGGCTGAACTACATGAAAAATGGAGCAGGTTTCAAGAAAGACGACGAAAAGTAAAAATACAAAACCCCGCTTTTGCGGGGTTTGCTGTTATCTGTCAAAATATCCTGTAGCTGCAAGGACAAGAAAAAGAGGGAGCCCGTATTTCAAGAATACAGACAAAAGGAGCAGGAACGCCTTTTCTTCTACACTTAGATCGTCGCGCATAATCTTATCCTCCGCTTCGTTGTTCCATAAATAAATATACACAAAAACCGCCGAAAATGCAACACTTTTCTGTACCCTTTCTGTGTATGCAGACGTTTTTCAACCCGACAACCCCGTTTTTCGATGCCGAGGGGCACCCCATGGTAGGCGCCAGGGTGTCCTTTTTGGACCTCTCGACCAACGCAAGCCTAATCGAACTCACCGACAGCGAGGGGACGTCCCTCCCCAACCCCCTATTCACGGGCAGCGACGGCCGCCTGAGGCTCGAAAACGGGAACGGGGCCCCTGCTGTCCCCTGCATCGCCGACGGACTCTCCTACAAGGTCGTGGTGGCCAAGAAGACGGGAGTCGAGCCCATCTTTATGGGCGGAATCCTCCAGAACCCGGAGGAACTGTACGAGGAACCGTTCATCGCGTTCGTCGTGACCGCCATGGGCGGTTCGGGAAGTGGTGCCGACACGGCAATAATCGGGAGCGTCGCCGACGTGCGCCTGGCAGACAAGACGCTCGGCGCCGTGGTCTGCTCCGGCTACTACGAAGAAGGCGACTGCCCCGCACGCGTGTTCACGTGGGTGGAATCGCAGGAGCCGCCACAGGACAACGGCATCAACATACTGCGCAATCCGGAAGACAACACCGGTTACTGGAAGATGTCGGACCCTCCGGCAGGCACGTGGGACGTGCGCATGGCGGGCGTGTTGGTTTCCGAAACACCCGAACTGAACGCGCAGCGGCTTACAGCCCTGTTGAACCTCGTTCCCTCGATATACTTCCCTACTGGAAACTGGGCTCTCGCTGGCGGTTTCACTTGCAAAGCGCTGGTCATTGAGTCAGGGGTGAGGTTTATCCCATCCGCGAATGATTACGACCGGGTTATTTACGCAGATATCCTGGAGAATCGCGGAGGCTATTTCTGTGCCTTCGGGGACAACAGTTCTGACAAGCGCGTACGCATCGTGACAAAGAGCCCGCTTCATACATCATGGTTCATGGGGACGCTGAACGAGTTCCTGTCAGATCCGGCAATTGCGACCGCAAAAGAAATTGTTTTTGATTCAAACTACAGAAACGGATCTACATCAATTACTATTTCAAATAAACTTGTGAAAATTTTCGACGGTGTAACCATCGGTAACACAATTAGGTTCTCCGACTGCATCATGATGTACTACGGCTTCGGTTCCCTGAAGGCAACCAGTTTCAGCATTTCAAGCGTCTCCGCCGGAGTCACACTCGACCTCGCTGGTTTACGGATGGGCGACTCAAATTCGAACGTGGAAGTCAACCGCGCAGGAATGGTCGCGAAGAATTCCGACGAGTCCTTTACAATGGCTATCGATTTCGAGAAGTTACAGTTTTCTGGAACGCAGGGACAATGTACGTTGCAACATTCGTCGATAGAATTTGCAGCAAGCGGAAACAAAAAAGCAACTCTTAGCGGAAACGGGCTTGTCGTATCTAAAGGAGAAGACGATGACGAAGAGATGGTTTCCATCGATAATCATGGAATAGACTCTACTAATCCGATAGAAATCAGGGAGGGTGCCTTAACTCCATGGACTAAAATAAACCCCAACAATTCTGAAATCATCAATGGCATATTCACTATCAACGACGACTACTTCGATACCTCCAAAAGGCTTTTCATAAATGCTCAACACGCAACTGATTATAGACATGGGTATAATATTAAAATTACTGCAGAAGCAATCCCTGGTCGAATAATTAGAGTCTACTGTAATGCAGACGACCCGTATGATTCTGCATTCGCTACAAGTCACATGGTTGGTGTTATGAACGCCAATAACCTATATCACACCACACTAATGGCTGGTGGAAGTGTAACCCTGAAAGCATATAATAATGGATGGGTACTAGACCCATGGAGCGTATAATGGCTGCACAACTCTCCCCTTCCCCGACACTCCGCTTTTACGGCACCGACGGCAAGCCGCTCGCTGGCGGTTTCCTCATCACGTACGATTACGTGACATCGCATCAAATCGCCACATGGGCAAACGCTGACATGTCGGCTCTTAATCCGTGTCAGATACAGCTCGACGCGAATGGCGAGCCCTCTCAGAACGGGGTCCCCGTGAAAGTGTTCCTGGAGGAAGGGCGCAGGTACAAGTTCCGCTGGTTCGACAGCGAGATGAACCCTGTCGGCTGCGCCCAGCCGGTTCAGACAGCATCCGTCCACTACGGCGACAACAACGTGTTCAACTACTATGCCGATGTGCAGGGGATTGACGACGAGATCGAGGTCACCCCCAGCACCGATCCGGAAACAGGGATAAGAAGTTTCTTTGTAGGCCTCGCAAGCTCTGTCAAGCAAGCCATCGAAAACCTGGTTTCCGGGCTCCTTGCCGCAAAGACGGAAGTCTTGCCGGGCCGAAACATCGATATCGACGAAGATACTGCAGAGGACGGACACACGGTCTATACCGTGAACGGCGTAGAAAGCGTCCCGAATGTCGAAATCATAAGCCCGGAGGGGACTCTGGATATCAGCGAGGAAACGGATCCCCAGACGAACACCAAGACATTTGAAATCGACGTGAAGAAGGCTTCCGGGGAAGACTTCTGGGGACACTTCCTGAACGCAGGCCAATGGAAAGAGGTGACGACTGCCGAGACGGTTCTTGACACGCCACAGAAGGTTCAGGGCGAAGGGAACATATCGATGCCGCTCCCCGCCGGCATATACGATTTCAAGATAGAGCTTGCAGGCTGTTTCGAACAACAGCAGATATCGACAACGTACCAGAAGTACGACCTGAAAATCAAGTACGGAAACCGTGAACTGCGCGCGCAATCCTTCCTTTTCGACAGTTCGATTCCCGATTTCCAGACGTTCTGGTGCGGTTCCGTCGTAAAGCTGGAAGAACCCGGCAACGTTACGTTTACGCTCAGGTGCATGGATCAAAACGGTTCCATGATGGCCAAGGTCTCGCACCTATTCGTCCATGCAATCGGTGGCATTTCCGGAGGCGGAGGCGGAGGCGGAACAGAATATTCCGCTGGTGCCGGTATCGACATCGACGAAGACAAGATTTCCGTTAAGGTCAAGGAAGGCGGAGGCCTTGCCATCGACGACGACACCAACGAACTTAAAATTGACCCCGAATCCGATGTCGGCGAGGTCGTCGAGGAAGTCCAGAAAATCACCGAAGACCTCGACAAGAAGCTGACGGTGAACTTCGATATGCCCGGAATTTCCGCCATGTTCGATTTTGCTGATTCAAACGTAACGACCCTATCCAATGGTGCGACGATGCTCTGCCAGGCGTTTACCGTCCCAATCAACAACAAGATTAGGGTTGTCGCCGCTGGTCAGGAAGACGCGACGTTACTCGGAATCTATGCCAAACAGGGATACGGCACCAAGATAATGCTGGCCCTTTACGCATTCGAGTTCCCGGACGAGGAACATCCCTACGGCACAACTGACTATGTTGGAGATACTGGCCCCGTGAGCGTTGCCAGCGGCCTGAACCAGTTTCCGCTGAAGAATATAAACCCGAACGTCGCCGAACTCGAAAGCGACAAGGTGTATTACGCCTGTCTTTATCTGCCGTCCCAACATTCCCAGGGGTTGCTTCTTGCTGGTTGCCCGGGCTATGGCGGCAATACGGTAAACGCGATTCCGAGGTTTACGGTCGGCGTGGAGAATATCCAGAACAACGGTTCCGAAATCAGCATGAACGACCCGACAAGTGGCCTTTACTACAACGACGGGAATGGTAACTACTACATCGGACCCTGGAGTGGCGGCTACAACGAAAGACCCTCCGTGCCCAGATTCTTCCTGCAAATACGTAACGGAGAAGTTGCCGTACCGGAAGAAACAGGGCCTTTCGACGTGGTGGATAACTTCACACTGAAGGCTACATCTACCGTTCAGACGATTTTCGGCAATTCCCTTACTCCGGCAAATTCGGGCATGGTATTCCAGGCGGTAACGCCCAAAGAGAATGTCTCGATTAAGAAATGGGTGGTGCTGGACACAAACCCGAACGACTATTCCAGATTCGGCGGCGACGTTTACAGTTCCGATTTCGGAACGCAGCTTTCAAGCATGGATAATTGCTCTGTAAATGTCACGCAATACGGGACCATTGGCGGCGTTACGCTCTATGCTCACGAATACACGCCGGGCACGCCTGTAAACTTGACGGCAAACACTACATACCGTTTCCCGTCTTGCAGCGTGGCCGGGGCTCTGTCTGCCGTTGTGGTTCAATACGATACTCCGGCTGTAGAAAAGACGCTCCACCTTTTCGAAAGCGCATACAACGTCAACCAATGGGTGCAGAACTATGTCCGTGCAAACGATGTCCAGGGACCGTACCTGAAGGTAGTTGATACAGATGACAACGAATACGTAATCTAGGAGGAACCATGAGCTTCATAAAGAAAATACTCGCGAACGTACGACAGAACCTGAGCGAGGAAGAAAAAAGCTTAGCCCGCGAAAATATCGGTGCGCAGCAGATGATTCTCGATTCTTCCAAATCGACTGAAGTAGAGGGCCCCCTCTCATTCGGCGATTCCGTAGCCACAGATTTTGGAGCAGGATTTAGTCGCGATCCGGAAACCGGACGCGTGTCGTTCGATACAGTAAATACGGCTCGTAGATTACCAGAAATTATCGCTGGCAAAAACATATCAATCAGGCGTCTCGGAATTAGCGACCCGGGCTTCGACTTTGACAAGGCTCAATACAGGATTTCCGCTGAGTTTCCCGAGCGTTTTTCCACGGGAGTCGACGTATCGAGTCCGGGTCAAACAACTACGCTATTCTCAGTCGAAGATTACGATTTTTCCGTTTCGAGCAACTTGTCCTCCGTTTCAATTCGTATCACGAATAACTCGGAAAACGACATGTCTGTAAAAGGCTTTGTCATCAAGGACTACCAGAACATGTCGAACATAGAAAGATACAACGATATCGATTTTACGGTAAGACACGGCGAAACAAAACACTTTTCTTCCATAACGCAATACGAGCTGACTTCAAACAATAACGGACGAATGGAATTCTCGCTTTGGTTCACAGACTGGGTTCTAAGATTCGTTATGCGAAAGACTGGTACGTGCGTTCTTGATATTCTAGTAGAACCTTTTACCTAAATCACCGTAGCATTCGTAAATAACTATGGAAACGCTTTCTATTTTCGAAGACATCGGCAACGTTCTCGGCTACCCTGCCATGCTGCTCGTATTCTGGCTCTTCATCCGCATCAAGGACCTAGAAAAAAGGATGAACGAAGGAAACGAAAGATTCGACAAGATCGAAGACGGCATGGACAAGATTGAAAACAGCATGAGCGAAATCAAGCACCAACTCGGTGTGATACAGGGACAGTTGTCGATGATTACGCGTAGTTGCCCGACTCACACGCCGGAAAAGAGGCCGCTATGA